ATTGGCCCTTCAGACACTAAATCAATAGCATTTAAATTAGCTGTTGAAAGTTTTAATTGAGAAGCATACGGCGGGGTCAGTCTTGTAAATGCACCCACTACTCTATCAGCGTTTGCCTGTAGATCCCTATAATAATCTTTTAATTCGTCGCCAGCGCCAAATACAGAAAATTCGTTATATCTTTTGTATTTTTTTAATATATAATCTTTCATTATTATATTTTATATAACTCAGAAAAAGATGATCCAAAAGACTCTTGAATTTTCAATAACGCATTCGCTCTATTAGCTATAAACCGTCTTTGTAGCTGCAAATCAAGATGTAGTGGGTAATTTACCACAGACGTACCCACAACATAAGATCCAACTTTTAATCTCCCATAAATAATTGGTATAGCTCTACCCTGTGTTGATACATTTTTTGGGTTTTGAAAAAGAAATGATGAATTTTTTATTGAAGCTTTTATGTTCTGCTCTTGGGGTTCGTTTTCTGGTATAGGCGTCAAAAGATACATAATACCAGCAATAATTAAACCCACGCCCAAAGCGATAAAAAATGCACCCAGAGCGGTAGTCGCGCCTATCGCGATGCCGACACCAATTGCCACAACACCTATAGCTATTGTTATAGCTACAACACCATTACCAATCAAACAGGGAGTTATTTGTACTTCTTGTATTTTGGGAGATTTTTGGTTTAATTCAAGTGCATTTTTTGATTCGCCATCTACTATTATTTCATAATGCCCGCCAGCTTTAGCTTCGCTGACAACATAATCTCTAAAACCTGGAAATAATGTATTCATTGCTTTGACCACATCCATAGGTGTTTTAATATTGGCAAATTCAAAAGATTCCCCATATATTTTTTTTAATTTACCGTAAAGTTTTATTTTTGTTTTCATTATTAATATCTTGAACCTTCTGTCGATTTCAACCCGTTTGGATTTGAGTTTTCTGCGTTTCTATCAATGGCTTCAATTTCAGTTTCTATCGTTTTCGACCCCACTCTCAATTCTCCGTACCCTACTGGGACAGAGCCAAATTGAGACGAAGAGTTTCCCTTGGAAGAGAACCAAAAAGACTTACCCCCCACTTGAGCCACAGCGGCTTTTGGTTCGTTTTCTGGTATCGGGGTCATTAAGTATTGTATTCCAGCCATAACCAAGCCTATAGCCATAGTGACCAGAAAAGGCACGATAAAGGGGGTAGACCCACCGATGTAAGGGACAATATCAATTGTTTTTATTTCTTTTTTTTCTAAAGCTTGGTTTGCGTTTTCAACCAAATCCCCGTTCACTACAATCTGATAGAAATTGTTTCTTTCGGCCTCTTTTAAAAAGAAATTTTTAAAACCATCATAATTAGCATCAACAGCCAAAATAGCATCCGTTGGTTTTTTTATGTTCGCTATCTTGTGTACGGGTTTAAATTTTTTAGCGACTAACCCGTGTAATTTTATTTCTGTCATAACACCTCCTTTTTTAACATATCTAACTGTTCTTCATCTGCGTCAGAAAACTCTGGCACAGATATGCTAAATTTGTTATTGGTTGTGCAATAAATCAAAAATGGATAACAGGTGATATCTGAAGATTTCAAATCAAAAGGAGAAGGCTTTTCTGTCCCATTGTTATGGGAATGATATATAGCGACTATATCTGATTTGTTTTTCATATATAGAAACTCTTTTGCTGGGATATAGAATTGATTTTTTTTATCTTCCGCACGGTTTTCGCACATGACTAAGTCCAGTTCCCCATCATTATAAATTATAAACCCACAACGTTCTTGTGTTGTGTCTTTTTCGCATTCTACTTCTATTTTTCTTTTTATGCTCATTAGTAAGAATATTTCTCTGTTCCTGGAAATCCACCGTATGGTAGATTTTTGTTGTTATTTACCCCACCAAAATCATCATTAGCAAACCTTAATTTGCACCCAAATAATTTTTTAGAACACTCGTCTTTTACCCAAGAATCTTGGTTTTTGTCTGGACTTAGACCACTAACCGAGGTGTGGTTCTTTTTACAAATATAATAAACTGGGTGTTGTTGGTAATAATTAGAAGTTAGCCCCTGACCCTCATTCATCACTCTATCGCTTAATTTAAAAACATAATCCCCCACGGTATAAGATTTACCCGTTTCCCAAAGACTCTCGGCCGTTATGCATGCATCAACACTAGTTCTTAGTGGATGTGATCCAGGTATTAAATCACTATTTAGTCTAAATGCTGTACCAGCTCCAGTTACAAAGGTTAAATCGTCGGCAGTCCCGATAGGTCTATCGGCTTTTGCTGTGGTTTTATTATACCCATACCTACACCCAAACCCTCTATATATCCAAGAGCAATACCTAGAAGAGATTTTTCTTGCTGGGATTTCAATATTTTCCAACTCTAAACTCGAAACGAGTTCAAATTCTACAGCCATTTTATTTTCAGACATTTTTCTTGATATAAAAAACTTATCGTCTGGCATTCTGGCGCTTGGATTAGCAGACCCCCAAGGGTTTTGGTTGTTTGAGAAATTTGAGTCGTCTATAAACTTTAAAAAAGTTCTTTTTCTCACTATTTTTGCTCCATTCAGGTTTTCATACCTTCTTAAAAGAGATGAAATATATAACCCAGCATTAGATACTTTTAGTATTGGCCTCGGCAACCTTTGATCTCCCAATAAATCAAACCCTTCAGATTCAACAGGTATGGGTAAATATTCTTGCCCATCAAACATGATTGGTCCCCCAAGACCATTAGTCCCTCCATGAAAATTAATTTGCGCTTGAGAATCATTCTGGTAGTCGTAGTATAATGTATACAACTCTAATAAAGCCGTGGGTTCTACATCCAAAATAGCCCTCGCAAAATCCTGATTTATTCCATTAGCCATGCTATATATTACACTGAAAACTAATAAATTAAAATGAACGTCGAAAACATTTCATATAGAAAATATAAACACTCAGATTTTGAAAAAGTTTTTAAGATTTTCGTGGAATTTCAAGCTAAAGCTAAAATCAGATATTATCATAGCATAAGCAAGGATCAACAACTATTGTTTTCGCTACCCTATCTAGCTGGAGAGCTAAAAAGCCTAACCACAAAACACAAATATAACTACGTCGGAGTAAATAAAGAAAACGGCGATATAATAGCATACGCTTGTTTTAATGAAAGTGTAATCATAGAGGGGCATATTGATCTTATTTTGGTTTTTAAAGATGAAAAAATACCATTTAATAAATTATTAAAATTTTTAATTTTATTAGTTATGAAAAAAGAATTTCCCAATAAGCGAATTTTCGCGGCTTTAGGCCAAAGAGATAGATTCGATAAATATTTAAATTTTGTAAAAAGGGTGTTCAAAGCAAATGTGATGAGTAAAGATGCATTTGGTAATGTTTATGTAGAATTTTTAAAATGAAAACATGTAAAAACTATAAAAAAGTAGAGCTTAACCCTCAATATTTAAATGAACTAGCTCGCGAGCTTTTAAAATTTCATAACAAAGTTGGCACAAAATATTTTTCTGGAGCCGATTCCCTGAAAACTTTTAGTCAAAAATTCTCTTTCTTTAAGAGAAAAACTAAAGAGTTGACTGATTCTTGTCATTACAATTATCTAGGCGTCCATGCCGAAACCAACAGTATTTTTGGGTTCTGTTGTTTTAGGATTGAAAACGGGGTTTGCTACAATCCTTTTATTTTTAAATCTGAAGACTTCAAACTAAGCTCCTCGACTTTTAAAGGGTCTCTCGATGTGTTTGGTGATATGAAAAAAATGGGGTTTGACGAAATACACACTATAATAGACAGAAAAGACCCAGAAAGATATTTAAAATTCTTACAAAGATATTACAATATAACAGTTAAACATGGTGACCCAATCAAAGTCATCTTTCATATATGAAACATATATACAAAAAATTAGATAAGATTCTAGAAGAATTTCAAAAAATAAATCAAACAAATAAGTTTTTGCCAAATAAATATGATATGGAGTACACTCTTTCTGAGGAGGTGCTAAACAATATCATGATGAATGGGGACCTATCAAAAGCTAATGCGATAGACAATAACGATAATCGAATTATATTAAATAATTCTATATTTTACCAACTAAAACTGAAAGAAATGGTAAAAGAGGAAACGGGGACAAAAAGAAAATATTCTGGGTTTTTCTGGTATCCTCCAGATGCTTTTTGCGGTTGGCATACAAACAGCAATTGCGAAGGAGAAAGGATTTATTTTGCATGGGCAGCAGAAGACAACAAAAGTTTCTTTAGATATAGAGACCCAGAAACTGGCGAAATAATTACAGATTGGGACAAAAAAGGTTGGCAGCACAGAAAATTTACAGTATCTAAAGACAAACCGTTTTGGCATTGCGTAGGCTCCCAAACGAACAGAATATCAATAGGATTAAATGTAGATAAATAATGAATTATCCAATAGATGAAAAATATGCTTGGAAAATACCCTCTCAACCCTTATCTTTACTAGATATTCCGCTAGAAAGCGGAGCAGAGCATCTCTACTACCATTTTTATTTAAAAAAAATCAATGTAGAAAAGTTTATTAAAGGCAATCCTTTCTTTGAGTGGTTGGCTGAAAATTATAAGTTTTCCTGTGGTTTGATTAAAATGGAACCCAATAAAGTTTACGATTGGCATATTGATGTGGGCAAAACGAAAACAAATCGTGGTGTTTGTATAAATGCTCTAGTAACTCCGTCACCATCATTTGTTTTGTTTACTGACAATTTAAACAATTTAATGTCTCATGGCGGGGA